GACCCATCGACGGTGTCTTCGAGCTGCGCTGGCGCGGTGTGATCATGCCGGGCAAGCCATACGGCGCTCAGGCCATCGAATCGATCGTCGATGGGTCGTACCGCGGCCTCTCGGTCATCGTCGACTCGGTCGAAGTGGATGTCACCGAGCAGCGCGAGGAACTGCGCCAGCGGATCCTCGCCGACCAGGCCGGCGAGGGCGAAGGGTTCGACATCGAGGCCGCTCTCGACGACATGGTCGGCGACGGCAAGCAGCCGACGACATGGTTCTCGGCCGCGCGCGTCCGCCGCTTCGACATGGTTCCGACCGGCGCGTTCCAGGAGGGCTACACCGACCTCGGCCACGAGTTCCTGAACGAACTCACGCCGGAACAGATCGAGGCATCCGTCCAGGCGCTCGCCGACTGCGGTTGCGCAGACTCCGAGGAGGATGCTGAAGCCGTCGTGGCTGCCGCGTTCGCACCCGGCACGAAGGACGGCCCCGGCTGGATCACGCACCCGATCCCGACGTCGCGCATTCGCCGCTACTGGGTCAGCGGCGAGGGGGCGGCGAAGATCGCGTGGGGCACTCCCGGCGATTTCAACCGCTGCCGCGCGCAGCTCGTGAAGTACGTCCAGAACCCCGAGTGGCTCGCGGGCCTGTGCGCGAACATGCACAAGGAGGCCATCGGCGTGTGGCCCGGCCAGGAAGGCGGTGACCGCCACGGCCTCGTCGCCGCCGGTGCGGTCCCGGCACCGCTGGTCGTCATGGCCGCCGCAGAGCCGTCGCGAACGATCTACCCGGCGTCCGCGTTCGCCGAGCCGAAGGACGCCCGCCCGTTCGCGCTGCGCATCGATCGCGAGGCTCGCACGGTGCAGGGCTACGCGGCCACCTGGGACTCCTGCCACATCGGGATCTCCGGCATGTGCCAGACTCCGCCGTCCTCCCCGTCCAACTACTCGTACTTCCGCAAGGGCGTCGTGGACACGGATGCCGGCGAGCAGCGGATCGCGCTGCTGACGATGGGTATCGGCCACGCCGGACAGTACGACAGCGCCGCCGCGGCGACCGCGCACTACGACCAGACGGACGCGGTGCGCGCGTACATCAACATCGGTGAGAACTCGAAGGGCATCTGGTACGCCGGCGTGCTCGCACCGTGGGTCACGGATGCCGACATCGACGCGATGCGCGCGATCGGCCGGGTCTCCGGCGACTGGCGCAGCTGGTCGGGCCGCCGCGGCGACCTGGAGATGGTCGGCCTGGTCGTCGTCAACACGGAGGGCTTCCAGCTCGCAGCGTCCGGCGGCATCCAGACGGCGGCGATCGGCCTCGGCTCGCTCCCCAAGGACGCGGACGCGCCGGTGTCGGTCGCTGCCTCGGCCGCCGTCATCGAGAGCGAGCTCGCTCAGTTCGACGACGCGGCGCACGGCGTGCTCACCGCGGAGGTCGTCGAGTTCGACGCCGCCAGCTGGGCCGCGGACATCGCTCGCCAGGTCGTCGAGATCCAGGAGCACCGCGTCGCCGTTGCTGGCCTCGCACCCGCTCGCGAGACCGCTCGCCGATTCGCTCTCGCGCAGGCCCGCGCGAAGTTCAACGCACTCACGAAGGAGTAACCATGGCATGTGCATGCTCGTCCCGGAAGGGGCAGACCCTCGGCCCGTTCGTCGTCGTTCTGCCCGGCGGTCAGAAGAAGTCGTACTCGTCTGAGACCGCAGCGCGAGCGAAGGTCGCCCAGATCGAAGGCGCCTACCTGGTGCCCCCAGAGCCGGTCTCGACCTGACGACACGCCGCTGAAACCCCGGCCTCTTGCGAGGGGGCCGGGGTTTCGTGCATACTGCCTCCAGGAGCAGTAACACCTCATTCCGACGTAGTCGGGTGGTGATCCAGGCCAGAAGGCCCAGTCGACCACACCCGTTTTCCCAACTACCACGGAGTGAAAATCATGCGATTCAAGATGCCCGAGACCCTCGATGGTCTCTCCCGGGACGAGATCTCGAAGCTGCTCGCCGCCGTCACGGAGGAGGCGACCGAGCTCAACGCTCTCGCCGACGACGTGATCACGACCGAGCAGATCAACGAACTGCACGAGCTCGTCGCGCACATGGACACCCTGTCCGGCCGCGAGGGCGAGCTGCAGGCGGAAGAGGACGCAGCTGTCGAGCGCCTCGCCGCTGCGCGCGCTCGCCTGGCCCCGGCCGAGGAGCCCGCGGTCGTCGTCGAGGAGACCCCTGCGGACGAGACCCCCGCCGACGAGCCCGCCGAGGCCGAGAAGGAGCTCGTGACGGCGTCCGCCGCCAAGCGCTCGTTCGCCGCGAAGGTCGGCGGCCAGAGCAAGGCTCCCGAGACCGCGAAGGTCGAGCCCCCGAAGGGCGCACTGTCGCTCATCGCGGCGGCCAACATCGCCGGCGACTTCACCGCAGGCCAGGAGCTCGACAGCTTCGCGCAGCTCGCGGAGGCGTTCGTCGGCCGCGGCAAGTCCTTCGTCAGCGGTGGCAAGGGCGGCAAGGCCAACAAGGTCGCGATCGACAACCCCGGCCGCTTCGACCTGTCGAGCAACGCCACGCGTCACTCGGTCGCGAAGCTGCGCAAGGTGGACTCCGAGTTCACCATCACGCAGAACATGTCGGCCGAGGATCAGTTCGACCTGATCCAGCGCGTCGCGCAGGAGTCGCGTCTCGGCAAGGGTGGCCTGATCGCCGCCGGTGGCTGGTGCGCACCGTCCGAGCAGATCTGGAGCTTCTGCGAGCTCGAGACCATGGACGGCCTCATCTCCATCCCGGAGATGTCCGTCAAGCGCGGCGGCGTGACCTGGACCCCTGGGCCGCAGCTCGCCGACATGCTCGCCGACGTCAACTTCGGCTTCCTGCAGACCGAGGCTCAGGCCGAGGCCGGCGACGTGAAGCCCTGCTACAACGTCGTCTGCCCCGACTGGGAAGAGGTTCGCCTCGACGCCGTCGGCTTCTGCATCAAGGCCGGCCTGCTCACGAACTCCGCCTACCCGGAGCTCGTCCGCCGCGTCCTGGCGCTCGGTCTGATCGCGCACGCCCGCACGATCAACGCCACGACCATCGCTCGCATCTCCACGATGATCGGAGCGCCGATCACGTTCGCGCCGGTCGACGGCACGGAGTACAGCGCGACCTCGGACCTGCTGTCCGCGATCGAGCTGCACACCATCCGCATCCGCGAGACGCACGCAATGGCCGAAGACGCCACCGTCGAGGGTATCTTCCCGATCTGGCTGAAGGCGGTCATCCGCGCTGAGCTGTCGCGTCGCAACGGCGTCGACCTGCTCAACGTGACCGACGGCACGATCCGGTCGTGGTTCTCCGAGCGTGGCGTCGCGGCCCAGTTCGTCCGCGACTACCAGGCGATCAACGCGGGCGCCGCGACGACCGCTGGTGGCACGGCTGGCTGGACCCGCCTGCCCGACAAGGTGGAGTTCATGCTCTACCCGGCTGGCGCGTTCGTCCGCCTCGGCACCGATGTCATCGACCTGGACACGGTCTACGACACGGACGGCCTGACGCAGAACACCTACACCGCCGCGTTCTTCGAGGAGGGCTTCGGCATCCTCAACGCGTGCGGCACCGGTGCGAAGGTCGTCGTCGGTCTGGACAACGTGTCCGGCCTGACCGGCGCCGCCGCCATCGGCGCACCCGCCGCCGTCTAAGTCCTTCCCCGGGGTCGCGTAGCCCAGCGGCCCCGGGGATCGACCTCGTAAGGAGGTGGGCATCATGGCAGGACCAACCATCGAGATCCAGCCGCCCGTCCGCCGCGAGCGGCAGAGTGGCATTCGGGACGTGGCGACGTTCCGGTCCAACGACCGGCTCGGAGCTGCTGCAGGGCTGGTCTTCCAGTCCGACGGCTGCACGTTCCCGCAGATCTCCGAGCACCTCTGCTACGTCGGCGAGGTGACACCCGCTGACAAGACGTTCGAGGGCATCGACCTGCAGAACGGGATCGGCGAACCGTTCCCGCTGTACGCCGGCGTGAAGTGCTTCCTCGGCCCGGACCCGGATCAGCTCGAGCGGGCTCGCGCCACGCTCGACGCCGGCAAGGACCGTGCGCTCGAGGGTCAGCTGCACACATGGGCAGCTGCAGGTCTCCCGCTCGTCGATGGCGCCGGGGTCGCTGACTCCATCGCTCTCGTCGAGCAGGCACTCGACGGCCAGTACCTCGGCCAGGGTGTCATCCTCATGAGCCGCGCGGACGCCGTGCGCGCTCACGCGGCGGGCGCCCTGGAGTACACGGCATCCGGCCCGGTCACGATCAACGGCACCCCCGTTCTCGCGTCCGGCTTCGTCGCGATGGGCGCGGTCTACGGGCTGGGCGCCATCACGGTCGAAGAGTCGGGAGTCCTGGCGTACCAGAGGGAGCTGCTCGAGCAGAACGAACTGTGGGCG